GTGGGTGTGCCTCCGCGCGGGGCGGGGGGGGGGGGGGGGGGGGGGGGGGGGGGGAGGGGACCCGCGCTGCGCTGTGTCTGCATACGAAGGGTTCACGCACGAATTTTTTTATTTTTGTAAACGTATGTGTTAGGGTGGCAACATGACCTACTACTCCCTGCCCTACGAGCCACGCCGGCTCGAAGCGACCGAGGCGCGGTTGGAAGCGATATACGGCGCGGCCAAGCTGGGCTTGAAGGGTGACACGCTGGCAATCGCCGCTGGCATGTTGCCGGTCGAGTACCGCCGGCTACGCGAGTTCGACCCCGCCGCCGAGTACGCCGAGATGAAGGGCCGCGCTGACAGCGAGATGGCCCTGTCCGCCGTGCTGCACACCGCAGCCGACGCTGGCGACGCCAAGGCGGCGCTGGACATCCTCAAGCACACGCACGGCTGGGTAGCCAAGCAGGCGCTGGACATCAACGTCGACCAACGCATCAGCATCACGCAGGCGTTGGAGATGGCGCAGACGCGCGTGCTGGAGATCGTCGACACGACGTACACGGCGGTTGAAGACCAAACGAAGAAGGTAGCGTGATATGCCAGGCTTAAGTAAAGGGTTCCCCGCCGGCGTTTACGGAATAGGCGTTAGAGATATGCTTTTTCCCGGAGAAGAAACGTATTTTAAGGCTAACCCTAACGTAGCGGGCATGGCAGCAGAAGATAACAAGATTATTATGAACCCGTACAGCACGTTAAAAGATAACGAAAAACAAGCTGTGATGATGAACGAAGCGGCGCGGGTTCATATGCGGACTAAATTGATTGACCCGCCTAACTATGACTTGACGCCCGAGCAAACTACGGCGTTTAAGGACTATTCAAAAGATATTAATGATGTCAGGCAAACTATCGCCGCGCGACTATTGTCGGGTGATCCGTCGGCGTTAAAATCTACCGCCGCGCAAGATGAATACGTTACTAAATTACGTCAATTTATGGGTGTGAAATGACGGAGATCATCAGTGGCTAAGGCCAGCCTCAAGCGATGGAAGTGCTAGTTAATGCCGCAGATGAATAACTTAGCGCCGGCGCCGTTAAACGCGCTGGCACCCGTTACCGATAATAACCCTTATATTTCGTCGTTAATATCAAAGGCGGCTAAAGAATACCCCTTTATAACTCAACATAACCCGTATGTATTTATGGGCACCGACCCCACACGCGACTATGCGGAAACTTGGCCTGCCGATGAAGAAGGCACGCCAGATAGGCCGCGCCCCAAAGAATTACCTGCGGGGCGTATTGGGGTACAGGTATTTAGGCCGACTGAGTTTGGCCCTAGTGATTTAGCCGCTGAATTTTTGCACATAGATCCTAAAGCAAATGAAACCCGCGCATCGTTGCGCGCGTCGCTTACACCTGCACAAATAGAACAGCTAAAACACGCGTCACGCGATTACCAAAGTACGATAGACAGGGGTGAAAGCGAAGATAGAGCGGTCCAAAACGCTACCGATAGCGCGTTGCGAGGATACACCGTTGGTCAATGGCCGGCAGAAGCTAACGCGTCTATGGGGTATTCTCCGACGCAGCTTCAGCTGCTTGAAGATCTAAAACGGTACATGCGGACAGGTAAAAAATAATGCAGGAGCCACAATATAGTGCACAGGACGAGATGGCGCTTATGGCGCAACTGTGGACGCCGGCGCTTAAGGACGACCCGCTGAAGTTCGTGTTGTACTCGTTCCCGTGGGGACAGAAGGGCACGCCGCTGGAGAATTTCCACGGCCCGCGCAAGTGGCAGCGCGAGGTACTGCAAGACCTGACCGACCACATCAAGCAGAACAACGGCAAGCTGGACTTCGACACGTTCAGGATGGCGACATCGTCGGGACGGGGTATTGGCAAGTCGGCGCTGGTCAGTTGGCTGGTCATCTGGATGCTATCGACCCGCATCGGGTCAACGACCATCGTGTCGGCCAACTCGGAAGCGCAGCTACGGTCGGTGACATGGGCCGAGATAACCAAGTGGCTGTCTATGAGCTTGCAAAGCCACTGGTTCGAGGTGTCGGCTACCCGCGTCATGCCGGCCAAGTGGCTGACCGAGCTAGTCGAGCGGGACTTGAAGATGGGCACCCGCTACTGGGGCGTCGAGGGGCGGCTGTGGTCAGCGGAGAACCCAGACGCCTACGCCGGCGTGCACAACTTCGCGGGTGTGCTGCTCGTATTTGACGAAGCCAGCGGTATCGACGACAGCATCTGGTCCGTTGCCGCCGGTTTCTTCACTGAAAACACGCCCAACCGCTTTTGGTTGGCGTTTTCCAACCCACGGCGCAACACCGGGTACTTCTACGAGACGTTTAACGCCAAGCGGGAGTTTTGGCGCAACAAGTCGGTGGACGCCCGCACGGTCGAAGGCACGGACAAGGCCGTCTACCAGCAGATCATCGACGAATACGGCCCCGACAGCAGCCAGGCGCACGTCGAGGTGTACGGGATGTTCCCGAACGCCAGCGACGACCAGTTCATAAGCGTCAGCGCCGTGAGCGACGCCATGAACCGGATCAAGCAGAAAGATCCGACCGCCCCGCTGATCGTAGGGGTGGACCCGGCCCGGTTTGGGGCGGACAGCACGGTCATCGTCGTGCGCCAAGGACGCGACATCGTCGAGATCCGCCGCTACAAGGGCGACGATACGATGGAAACGGTCGGTCGGGTGATCGACATCATTGAGGAATACAAGCCGGCGATGGTCGTCATCGACGAAGGCGGGCTGGGTGCCGGCGTCGTGGACCGGCTGAAGGAGCAGAAGTACAAGATCAGGGGCGTGAACTTCGCCAACAAGGCGAAAAACCCGATGATGTGGGGCAACAAGCGCGCTGAGATGTGGGGCGACATGCGCGAATGGCTCAAGACGGCGGCGATACCCAACGACAAGTACCTCAAGTCGGACCTCATCAGCCCGCTGATGAAGCCCGACAGCAAGGGGGCGATATTCTTGGAAAGCAAGAAGGATATGAAGTCTCGTGGGCTGGCGTCACCCGACGCCGCTGACGCCATAGCCGTGACGTTCGCGTTCCCGGTAGCGCACCGGGAAGCCCGCGCGATTGACGCAAGAACGCGCACAGCGTACTCTCGCGGCGCAACCTCTGGCTCCTGGATGGGATCTTAACCAATGGCTAACTCGAAGTCTATCGGGATCGCGTATCTCGACCAAGACATTATTGGCGCGCAATACGTCTATTCCGACAGCGAAATTGGTTATACCGCCGCTGCTCAAGGCACGGTGACGCAAGCCACTAGCAAGTCAACCGGCGTCACGCTGAACAAGCCCGCTGGCCGCATCACCATGAACAACGCGGCTCTGGCCGGCGGCGCGGCTGCGTCGTTCACGCTGACCAACAGCTTCATCAGCTCCAACGACGTTTTGGTTTTGGCTATTTCGGGTAACTCGGTAGCCGACCCCATCACGTACACCGCGTATACCAGCGCCCTAGCGGCTGGTACGGTGGTTATCAACCTACGCAACCTGACGCTTACGTCGCAATCCGAAGCGGTGATCATCAATTTTGCCCTTATCCATTGCCAATAGCTATGCCGTTGAAAAAGTCTGCCGGTAAACCGGCTTTCCGTTCTAACGTCAAAGCCGAGATAATGGCTGGAAAACCTGTAAAACAAGCCGTGGCAATCGCGTATTCCGTAAAGCGCGCCGCGAAAGGCAAAAAGTAGCCCTATGGACCCTACAGGTATTATTGCGGCGGCTAAGGTTGCTAACGTCGGAGGCCCGACCCCTGACAAGGACCGCAATGATACCTTAGCCACCATGCGTGGCCGGTTTACTATGGCTATGTCGGCTTACAGCGACAGCCGCGAGGATGAGTTGGACGACCTGCGGTTCATGGCAGGCTCGCCTGACAATCAGTGGCAGTGGCCGGCGGACGTGTTGGCGACGCGCGGCTCGATCCAGGGCCAGACGATCAACGCGCGTCCGTGCCTGACGATCAACAAGCTGCCGCAGCACGTCCGCCAGGTAACTAACGAGCAGCGGCAGAACCGGCCATCGGGCAAGGTCATCCCCGCCGACGACGACGGCGACGTCGAGGTCGCCGAGATCTTCGACGGTATCGTGCGCCATATCGAGTACATTTCGGACGCCGACGTGGCCTATGACACGGCCTGCGACAACCAAGTGACCTACGGCGAAGGTTACATCCGCATCCTGACCGAATATTGCAGCGAAGATAGCTTCGATCAGGAGCTAAAGATCGGTCGCATACGCAACTCGTTTAGCGTTTACATGGACCCGACGATCCAAGACCCTACAGGGGCTGACGCCCAGTGGTGTTTCATCACCGAAGACATCAACAAGGCCGATTATTCCCGGATGTTCCCCGACGCCGCGCCGGTCAGTTCTATGCTGGCGCAAGGCGTGGGTGACCAGTCGCTAAGCCAGTGGCTGTCCGAAGATACGGTCAGAATTGCCGAATATTTCTATATCGACCATGAAAACGTGACTTTGAACCTGTATCCGGGCAATGTTACGGCGTTTGTCAACACCCCGCAGGACAAGCAATTAAAGGCCCAATACGGCGGAAAACCGCTGAAAAGCCGCGTTGTAGACCGTAAAAAGGTCATGTGGATCAAAACTAACGGCTACGAAGTCATCCAAGAGCGTGAATGGGCCGGCCAATGGATACCCGTCATCCGCGTGGTCGGAAATGAGTTCGAAGTGGACGGCCAACTGCACGTTTCCGGCCTTGTGCGTAACGCCAAGGACGCGCAGCGCATGTACAACTACTGGGTCAGCCAAGAAGCCGAAATGCTGGCGTTGGCTCCCAAAGCGCCCTTCATCGGCTACGGCGGGCAGTTTGAAGGCTACGAAAACCAGTGGAAGACCGCCAACACGACCAACTGGCCGTACCTGGAGGTCAACGCCGACGTCACAGACGGCGCTGGAGCCACCCTGCCACTCCCACAGCGGGCGCAGCCTCCGATGGCGTCCAGCGGCTTGCTACAGGCCAAGGCGGGCGCGTCTGACGACATCAAATCGACCACCGGCCAGTACGACGCCAGTCTAGGCGCGCGAAGCAACGAGCGGTCGGGCAAAGCGATCCTCGCCCGCGAGAAGCAGGGCGACACCGGCACCTACCATTACGTTGATAACCTAGCCCGTGCGATCCGCCACGTCACCCGGCAACTGGTGGACATCATACCCAAGATCTACGACACCGAGCGGGTGGCGCGCATCGTCGGGATCGACGGCGAAGTCGGCATGGTGAAGATCAACCCGTCGCAACAAGAGCCGGTCAAGAAGATCATCGACCAAGACGGCAACGTGATCGAGAAGATTTACAATCCGTCTGTCGGCACCTACGACGTCATGGTCACGACTGGCCCCGGCTATATGACCAAGCGCCAAGAAGCCCTAGACGCTATGGGCAACATCCTCCAGACCAACCCGCAACTGTGGCAAGTGGCCGGCGACTTGTTCGTGAAAAACATGGATTGGCCCGGCGCGCAGGAAATGGCGGCACGGTTCAAGAAGATCATCGACCCGCGCGTGCTGGCGGACGACGACAAGTCGCCTGAGCTACAGCAGGCCGAGAAGATGAACCAGGCCATGCATCAGGAGCTAGAGCAGGTCACTGGGATGTTGAAAAACGTCGAGAAGTCGATGGAAGCGCAAACGCTTAAGGTCAAGGTGTTTGAAGCCGACATTAAGGCGTTCGATGCGGAAACCAAGCGTATAGCCATCGTTCAAGCGTCCATGAACCCGGAACAGATCCAAGACATTGTCATGGGCACGATCCACGGCATGATGACGTCTGGCGACTTGGTCATGCCGTCCGACGACCGTGGGGCTATGGGTGCCGGCGATGCCATGCCAGAGCAACCGCCAGAGCAACCGCCAGAGCAACCGCCAGAGCAACCGCCAGAGCAACCGCCCGAGCCGCCGCCAGAGCAACCGCAAATGCCTGACATGGGGCAACCGCAATGAAAGCCGCCGACTTCATAGGTATGTTGTTCTTGGCGCGCGACGTAACGCACTCGGTCCACCTGAACACCCGCAGCTACGCCAAACACAAGGCGTTGCAGAAGTTCTACGAGAATATCGTGGATCTAGCTGATGGGTTTGCGGAAGCCTACCAAGGCCGCAACGGACTTATTGGCCCGATAACTTTGATGTCGGCCAAGAAAACCACCAACGTTGTAGAGTTTTTGGAAGGCCAACTTGTTGACATTGAAGAAGGCCGCTACGAAGTGGCCCCCAAGACCGACACCCCGTTGAATAACCTCATTGACGGTATTGTTGAGCAGTATCTCAGCGCGCTTTATAAACTTAAATTTTTGTCATAAGGCAGCGCAATGGCATCAACATACGTCAAATATACCGCCGCCATAGAGCCAATGCTTGAAGGCATGAACGCCGGCACCGATAGCTGGAAAGTCGCCCTAGCGGCTACCGTCAACATTGCGGACACCACCTTCACCGCCGGCACAACCGATCTGGCTACGGCCAACGGCTACATCGCCGGCGGCAACGCGGCGACCATAACGACGGCAACGCAGACAGCCGGCACCTATAAGCTAGTCCTAACCAGCCCTACGGCTTGGACGGCAACCGGCGCCGGCTTTACGTTCCGTTATGCGATCCTGTGGGACACCACCACAAGCACCCCGGTCGCATATTGGGATTATGGGGCCAGCCAAGCCGTTGCCACCGGTGAAACGGTTACGGTAACTCTTGACGCTACCAACGGCGTTTTCCAAGCCACTTAAAAGGTTAATTATGAGCGGCACTCAGAAACAGCTTAGGAACGCAAATGGCTGACAACATCGTCTTACCCGGCACCGGAAGTAGTGTTGCCACCGACGACATCGGCGGCAATCAGTTCCAGCGCATGAAGCTGACGCTGGGGGCTGACGGCGTCAATGACGGTGACGTTTCATCTGCCAATCCAATGCCTGCAACGGTAACCAATGTAACCGGCGAATTGATTGAAGCTATTGAAGCTCTCCGCATGACGGTTGGCTCTCTCTCTCGAACAATCGGCATGAGCATCCCAGATTTGATTGGTCGCCAACGAGTTGTTGTTGATGCCATTACAGCCGGTTTAACCCTGGCCGCTGTAACTACCGTTACAACTTTAACTAACCAAACCCAAATAGGTGGTTTTATTGCTGCCGATCAAATCCCCGCTTTTATGCACATGAGCGCCGATAGTTTGCGCCGAAACATTGTGGTGACGTAAATGACAACGACCAACGGCAATCGCAAAATACTCGACCTTAAGCGTTGGGAAATGGTAACACCCGCACCCGTTGCAACGGTGGCGGCGGCGACGATCATCTCGTCACGTTGTTATCGACAACAACAGCTTTACGTCCAAGCCGCTACTATAGCTTACTTGTATTCCACCCTTGAAGATGGCTGGGTTCAGGTTCCCTCGCCCGCTCTGGCCGGTACTTTTGCCGCAGGCGCTGCGGGTGTTGCTGGTGCGTTTTCGACCGGAACAACTCTGGCCGCATCCCTGACTGCCACTGGCGGATCGACAACAACGATCATAACCAACCAGACGTTAGCCCGAAGCATTTCTGGTTACCAAGTCCACATCCTATCCGGCCCCAATGCGGGCGTCACGTTGCCGATTGTCAGCAACACAGTTGGTGCTACTGCCACCATTACCGTTGCCGCACAGGTGTCTGCTTTTACCGCATCAACAGTTTACCGCATCATTTCTCCGGTTTGGTACGTCGTGGGTTCCGGCACACTTGCTGCCGGTTCGTTCCGAAAATACGACTTCCCCACAAACACTTGGACCTCGCTATCCATCACAGGCTTACCCGCAACGATAGCGACTGACGGACGGCTTATGTCCACGCCATCATGGATGGGTTCGGCCTATATACCTTTTGCTACCGGCACCGCCACCAGCGCGACGGCCACAACGCTCGTTAACAGCGCCAAAACCTGGACCGTTAATCAGTGGAGCAATTATCAGGTCCGCATCGTCAGCGGCACGGGTGCGGGTCAGATCAGGGCCATTACATCCAACACGGCGACCGCGCTGACCGTGGCAACGTGGACCACCACGCCCGACGTTACGTCGGTCTATAATATCGAGGGTAATGATGATTACCTTTATTATATAGGTAACGGTGCGGTCACTATGTACCGCTACACGATTTCAACCAACACTTGGACGACGTTGGCCCCTACGGCTGCTCGCGCTGCTGCCCCTGGTTTAGGTGCTTCTGGTCACTGGGTCTGGGGTGCAACTGACCCTCTGTGGACCAGTGAAAGCGCAATTCAAAACGGTCGCTACCTATACAGCTTCCGGGCGGGCGCGGCGGCTTCCAACCCGCTCGATCAATATGACATAGCACTCAATACTTGGGTCAGTGGTATAGTCAATGCCCCCGCGACCGAAACATTTACCACCGGCACGAAATACGCTTATAACGGAAATTACCTTTATATTCAAAAAGATGCCACTGGCCGCTGGTTCCGCTATTCGTTTCCAGATCAGGCAATGGATGGTTGGACGACCATGCTCTACACCCAAGGCGCGGCGGTCCTCGGCGATACGGCTTTCGACGCCACCTTCACGGATGGCGCAACAAACATTCCGTACATTTATATGCTGCTGAATACCTCAACTGTAATGCTTCGTCAGATGGTGATCTAACTATCTATAGGTGAATTAAGCAGTCGCAACAAAACGCAGACAACCTTAACTTTCTTCTTGTTACGTAAGGCTTTAAAATGACCGGGGTGGGAATATGAGCCTCCTGCTTCTGTTTAATAAAGCCACTGGCGCGTACACTTTAACCGCCCTTAACGGCACCTATGCCGTCACGGGCCAAGCCGCAACGTTGACCGTTAACCGCGTCTTGATGGCAACCAGCGGTATGTACGCTGTTACAGGCCGGGCTGCGACGATTGCCGTGGGCAGGTTGCTTTCTGCGGGCTACGGGGTATATTCTATCGCCGGATACCCTGCAACTATATCTTACGTAGGGCCACCCACCCCGACAACGACTACCGAATACTTCATTGAGATCCGGTCCTTTACGGAGCGCAGGAGATTTTAAGTGGCCCTAAATCTTAAAGCCATCACGACCCGGCTGGGGTATCAGCAAATCACTACGCTGACTTCGGCAACTTCGCTGACGGTTCCGATTACGGATGTTAACGGCCTAAGCTGCCGGCCATCTATTGCGATCATCACACCCGAAACGCAAGCCGTTCGTTGGCGCGACGACGGCATCGCCCCCTCGGCTACGGTGGGGATGCCGCTCGCAGTCGGCGTAACTTTGCAATACGACGGCGACCTGACCAAGATCCAGTTTTTTGAGCAGGTTGCCAGCGCCAAACTTAACATCAGCTATTACGCTTAAGGGGCGGGATATGAACGTTGCAAATGACGGCTCTGCGCCCATCAACTTCGGCGAGTATTTTGCCACTCAATTCCTGCCTGACCTGGCGCGGATGGCTGCGCTTCAATCCGAGCTAGCCGCGCGGCAAGGTTCGATGGCTGCTGTAGAGCAGACGCTCAAGCTGAAAAGCGACGCCGAAGACGCGCTGGCAAAGGCCAAAGTGACGGCGGATGATCTTGTAGCCAACGCCAAAAAGAAAAACGATGCCGCGCAAGTGCGGTCGGATGACGTTGACAACCGCGAAGCCGCGCTTGTTGCAAAGTCGCAGGCTTTTGAAGCCGACTACGCTGTACGCAGCCAAGCCCTAGCCGACGCCGAACGCGCGGCTGCGGCCACGGAAGCCCAACTCGCCAAGCGCGAAGAAAATCAAAACGCCCAAGCCGATGCTTTGGCTAGCACCGAACAAGCCCTGAACGCGCGCGTCGCAGATTTCCAAGCGAAAGTTGCCGCTATCAGCGCCTAAGCCTAACCCTACTGGCGGGGATCACCAGGGACTTCTCAGGGGTCATACGTGGATAACGAACTTCCTACAGCGGTTACAGCGGATACGCCCGCGCCGGAATTGGAGTTAACGGTAGCTCCAACCACCGAAGATACATCTACGCCGGAAACGCCAGTCGAAGAAGCTTCCAAGGTTTTCTCGCAAGAAGAATTGGACGCCATCGTTGGCAAACGCCTAGCGCGTGAACAAAGGAAATGGGAGCGAGATCAGGCTCAACGTTTTGCTGAACAACAGATCAGAACTGCTCCGGCAGGCGACTTGTATGTCAGCGATTTTGAGACCCCGGAAGCTTACGGCGAGGCGTTAGCCGAGCGTAAGGCCGAGGAATTGTTGGCACGGCGTGAAGACGCCAGACAGCAATCTGCAATTCTCGACGCCTATCACGACAAGGAAGAAGAAGCGCGAGCCAAATACGACGACTTTGAACAAGTCGCGTACAACCAAGCACTTCCGATCTCTAACGTGATGGCGCAAGCGATCCAAGCCTCGGATATAGGGCCGGAGTTGATTTATCACCTCGGTTCTAACCCAAAAGAGGCAGATCGTATCGCCCGTTTGCCCGCGATCTTACAAGCTAAGGAAATCGGACGGCTAGAGGCCACGCTGGCGTCGAACCCCCCGGTAAGAAAGACTTCATCTGCCCCGGCACCTATTGCGCCTGTTACCGCACGAGCCAATGGCTCTACCGCTTACGACACCACCGACCCCCGGTCTATCAAGGCCATGACTACCTCGGAATGGATAGAAGCGGATCGGCAACGCCAGGCCAAGAGGTACGAGGCTTCGCGTAACCGCTAACCCTTTGGAAGGTTCAAATGGCTAACTCCATTCTCACGATTGACATGATCACCAGGAAAGCCCTGGAGATCCTTGAAAACAACCTCGTCCTGACGCGCAACTGCAATCGTCAATATGACGATAGCTTCGCCGTTGAAGGTGCCAAGATCGGCTCCACCCTTCGTGTCCGTCTGCCCGACCGGGCTCTGGTCACGGACGGCGCGGCCCTGCAAGTGCAAGACGACAACGAGCAGTACACCACGCTCACCGTCGCTTCGCAAAAGCATATCGGCGTCAACTTCACCTCTGCCGAACTGACGATGCAACTGGACGACTTCGCCGAACGTGTCCTGAAGCCTCGTATCTCGCAGTTGGCTTCCAGCATCGACGCCGACGTCGCTAACTCCTTCCAGAGCATTTATAGCTCGGTCGGCACCGCCGGCACGACCCCGGCTACGTCTCTTGTCCTGCTGCAAGCTCAACAGAAGCTGAACGAATACGCTTCGCCGATGAGCGACCGTTATGCCACCGTCAACCCGGCTGCCAACGCCGGCCTTGTCGAAGGCATGAAGGGTTTCTTCAACCCGACCGACACCATCAGCAAGCAGTTCAAAAACGGCATGATGGGTACGGGCGTGCTGGGCTACGACGAAATCAACATGTCGCAGTCCGTCCGCCAGTTCACCACCGGCACCCGTTCGCTGGCCGACACAATCCTCGTCAACGGCGCTATCGCTACTCAAGGCGCTACGACCATCAGCATCGACGGCGGCACTGGCTCGGCGACTGTTGTGGTCGGCGACGTGTTCACCATCGCGTCCGTTTACTCGGTTAACCCGCAAACCCGCGAAAGCACTGGTTCGCTCCAACAGTTTGTCGTTACCGCAGCCAACACGGCTTCAAGCGGCTCTTGGACGAGCATTTCGGTTTCGCCGCCGATGTATACGCCCGTCAACGCCCTAGCTACCATCAGCGCGTTCCCCGCCGACAATGCGGCGGTTACGTTCATTGGTGCGGCTTCTACCGCCTACCCGCAGAACCTGGTGTATCAAAAGAACGCCATCACGTTCGCCACCGCCGACCTCCTGCTTCCGCAGGGCGTCGATATGGCGTCGCGTCAAGTCCACAACGGCATTTCGCTCCGCGTTGTTCGTCAATACGACATCAATAACGACCGTATGCCCTGTCGTATCGACGTTCTGTACGGCTACAGCGTGATCCGTCCGCAAATGGCCGTTCGGGTTTGGGGTTAATCTTGGTTGGCCCCCGGTTCGCCGGGGGCCACATTTAATCGAAAGGATTAAATTACTATGGCTATTTCCAATGGTGCCGGCGGCTATCAAGTCGGCGACGGCAACCTTAACGAAGTTGTCTTCACCAACTTCACCGTCCCCGCCGCGTATACCGCTGCGGCTACACTCACCACGGCTGACCTTGCGTCGGGCGTGGTCATCTATACCTCGGCCAGCACGGCCAACCTGACCTTGCCCACGGCGGCTATCACCGACGCCGCGTTCACCAGCGCCAAGGTTGGTAGCTCGTTTGACCTCGCGCTCGTCACTACCTCAACCGGCGTTCCGACCATCGTAATCGGCACCGGCTGGACCCTAGCCAGCACCTCTGGCGCGGGCGTGGCTTCTAAAAGCGTCCTGTACCGCGCCGTCAAGACCGACACCGCGGCGTATTCGCTTTACCGCATCGCGGGTTAATAGGTTCTGCCCCGGCCCTATGGCCGGGGCATTACTTTAAGGGTAACTTATGCTCATATACCTATGGCATCCCATCCAAGGCATTAAAATTGCCAACCTAGAAGCCGAAGCGGCTTACGACGAAGAAAACGGTTGGACCCGCTACGAACTTGGCGACAAGCTGCCGTTCACCCGCGAGATTGCAGAAAACGTAATTTTGAGTGATGATGGCGAAGCCATAAACAGTATGCCTCCGCGCCGGCGCGGACGTCCTCCGATAAACCGGGAAGTGTGACATGATTACCACGGCTGGCGATCAGATCAACGGCGCGTTGCGCCTGATCGGCATGTTGGCCGAAAGTGAAGTTCCGTCTGCCGCCACGTCGCAAGATGCGCTGTCGGCGCTCAATCAAATGATTGAAAGCTGGAACACGGAACGGCTATCCACGTTTTCGACCCAGAACCAAGTGTTTAACTGGGCTCCAGGGCTTATCAGCCGAACGCTTGGCCCTTCCGGTGATTTCATAGGCAACCGGCCTATCCTGCTGGACGACAGCACCTATTTTCGCGACCCGGCCAACGGCATCTCGTTTGGCATAAAGTTGATCAATCAACAGCAATATGACGGCATTGCCGTTAAAACTGTGACCAGCACATATCCGCAGGTCATGTGGATAAACATGGATTATCCTAACATCAACATGTTCATCTACCCAGTACCGACTAAAGTGTTGGAATGGAATTTTGTTTCCGTAACTGAACTTAGCGAACCTGCGGATCTGGCTACCGTGCTGGCTTTCCCTCCGGGCTACCTGCGGGCGTTCCGCTATAACTTGGCGTGCGAACTCGCGCCCGAGTTTGGCGTCGAGCCCTCGCGTCAGGTCCAGCGCATCGCTATGGCGTCCAAGCGCACACTGAAGCGCATCAACAACCCCGACGACATCATGTCGCTGCCCTACAGCCTTGTCGGCACCCGCCAGCGGTTTAACATATTCGCGGGAAACTATTGATGCAAACGCCCATACTCGGCGCGTCTTACGTCACCCGCAGCGTCAACGCTGCCGACGACCGCATGGTCAATATGTTCCCCGAGGCTATACCCGAAGGCGGTAAAATGCCGGCGTACCTACAACGCGCGCCGGGGCTAAAGTTCTTGCAGTCTGTAGGCACCGGCCCGATCCGTGGCCTGTGGGCGCACCAGACGAACGGCTCAGACTTCTACGTTGTATCGGGGCAAGAAGTCTACAAACTGTCTAGCACCAGCGCCACGCCGCAGCTACTAGGCGCAGTGAACGGCACCGGGCCGGTGTCCATAGCGGATAACGGCACGCAGATATTCTTCGCCTGCAACCCTGACGCCTTTATATACAACGAGACGCTTGGGACGTTCGCGAAAGTTACCGACCCCGATTTCCCCGGCGCGGTGACGGTTGCCTATCTGGATGGGTATTTCGTATTCAACCAGCCGAACAGCCAACTGCTCTGGGTCACTCAACTGCTGGACGGCACGCAGGTAGATCCGTTGGACTTCTCCAGCGCCGAAGGTTCGCCTGACGGCATTGTGGCTGTCATCGCCGATCACCGCGAACTGTGGGTCTTCGGAACCGACAGCACCGAAGTCTGGTACGACGCCGGCCTAGCCGGTTTCCCTTTGACCCGCATCGAAGGCGCGTTCAACGAGATCGGGTGCGTCGCGGCGTATTCCGTCGCCAAGCTCGACAACAGCCTTTTCTGGCTCGGCACCGACGCGCGCGGCCAAGGCATCGTCTACCGGGCGAACGGCTACACCGGCGCGCGGGTGTCCACGCACGCCGTCGAATGGCAGATCCAACAATACGCAACAATGTCGGACGCCGTGGCCTACACTTACCAGCAAGACGGCCATTCGTTCTATGTGCTTAACTTCCCTACGGCCAACACGACGTGGGTTTTTGACGTCGCCACCCAGGTGTGGCACGAACGCGCCGGGCTGACGGGCGGCGTGTTTACCCGCCAGCGCGCCAACAACCAGTGCAATTTCGGCGGCACTATTGTCGTCGGGGATTTTGAAAACGCCAACATCTACGCCTTGGACCTGAACACGTTTGCCGACAACGGCACCGAACAACGTTGGTTGCGCTCGTGGCGGGCGCTGCCCACCGGCCAGAACAACCTCAAACGCACCGCGCACCACAGCCTGCAACTCGACTGCGAGACGGGCGTGGGCCTCAACACCGGGCAAGGCAGCGACCCGCAGGTCATGCTGCGCTGGTCGGACGACGGCGGGCATACGTGGTCCAGTGAGTTCTGGCGTTCGATGGGCGCTATAGGCCAGTACGGCTACCGGACGCTTTGGCGTCGGCTAGGCATGACCACCAAGCTGCGCGACCGCGTATATGAGATCAGCGGGACGGACCCCGTGCGCCTGTACATCATGGGCGCTGAGTTGGTCATGAGCGGGACCAACTCGTAATGGCTGCTAACCCTATCGTCGTCCCTATCACGCCGCCACGGGTAGCCTTCCTGACGCCTGATGGTTTCATATCCCGCGAATGGTATAGGTTTCTCCTGAGCCTAGCCACGCAAGCCGCTGTGGGAACCGAAGACGTAAATTTCTTGTTGTTTGCCCCGGACACCGCGACGACGCTTGAAACCGGGCTGGACGACGTTCGGCAAACGCTAAACACGTTGCCGCCCACCGCGCAAGATCCGTTGCTGTTGGACACCCGGCAGGCGTTGGATCAGTTGCCGCCGGCGGCTACGGTGGACCAGTTTGCGGTTCTTCAATCAGCCATCGACGCGCTTGCCGGCGCACCCGCCGCCAATGCGTATAGCGTTGTTTACGGCGGCGCTCTCGGCACACCGTCCAGCGGCACCATCACCAACTTGACCGGCACCGCCAGCATCAACATTAATGGAACGGTTGGCGCTACTACGCCAACAACGGGTGCGTTTACAGCAATAACGGCGACCAGCATTAAATTTGGTTCTGGGACTGTTTTAAGCACGTATGAAGAGGGCACATGGGCTCCCGCATTTGCAGCGTGGACTACTGCGCCAACATTTTCAGCCGGACGATACATCAAGATTGGTTCGCAGGTAACCGTAATACTGTTAGGCCAAAGCGGCGTAAATGCGGGCAATCAAGCTATTACAGGCTTGCCTTTTGCAAACTCAAGCGCAGTTACCCCAACGGGTGCGTTAAAAGTTTTTGGCTCGTCTACACTGTCTAGTTTGTGCAACATTGACAACAGCGCAACATCAATAAATTCTTTTTCCCCTGTTACGTTAACCGGAAATTATTGGTCTTTAAGCCTAACCTATTTTGTGACGTTTTAAGGATACACCATGGCACTGACAAAAGTTTCTTACTCCATGATTAACGGCGCGCCAGCCGTTAACCTTGTAGATTTTGGCGGCGCTGCTGGCGCAAGTGATAACACTGCGGCGATGAATGCGGCTGCGGATGCAATCAACGCAATCGGCGGCGGCGTCATTCTCATCCCCTACGCTGGCGAATGGCGTATGAACTGGATCTGCCTGTACAACAACATCACAGTGCAGGGCGTTGGTGGCTCGGGTGAATTTAACGTCAACTGCATCCGGCCTTTTGTCATTACAAGCGCAGCAATTACGTTTGGTGACGGCAACACGATTGTTCGTTATTGCGGTTTAAATGATCTTCACATTAGCGGCATTCCAATAGCGGGTAGTTCAGCAGGAGGAGTTACGCAAGTTGCACTTAATGCCGATTGGGGTTTGCGTTTGCGTGGTGGTACGGTTAACTTTACTGCTAATCGCGTAGTGGTCTACAACGGTCGTAGATCGGTCAGTCTTGAGCCGAGCACAACTCAGCCTGTAACTGGGGTGCGATTTAACAACGGTACAATTAGAAACGATATAACAGACTCAACCGGCGCACGTTCTATTTATGTTGAATATGTCAATGCTAATGGGTACGCAACAGACAACAAGTTTGCCGAAACCAAAGTCAACGGACCGACACTTGGATATGCAGCAGTTGCTGTAGGATGCCTGCTTGAGGTAACAGACTCCTATTGGGATGTTAAGCCCGGACACGGAATTCTTTTATCTAATTCGTCTAGTCTTGTTTGCCACAACTTGCAACTTGATCCTGGAACAACTAATGCAATAGTTATTGCGTGGGACGACACTCAAACCAATCCGGCGCGTTTTATTCGAGGAATTTTGCGACATGGTGGGCAGCGTTGGGAAAATTCAACTGGCAGCGGCGCATTGCCGGATGAAGCTGACTCTTACGCTTATAAACCGTTGTTTAAAGATACTTGGTTAAGTAACGCTACTTATGTTACAAATGACTCAGACGCATTTAATACATCTGTATATTTATCAAGAGCTGTTGTTAGCAGTGGAACGGTTGTAGCGGTTAACGGCGCTGGTTTTGTGCCAAATCCAGATAATACTTACCCGCTTGGCGGTGCTGCAAACAGATGGACCGTTGTTTACGCCACAACAGGCACAATTAACACCTCTGACGCTAACCAAAAGCAAAATGTATCCGCATTAGATGAAGCTGAACAAGCAGCAGCAAAAGCCATTAAAGGTTTGATGAAGAAGTTTAAATTTAAGTCTGCTGTTGTTGAAAAAGGTAACGACGCTCGGTATCATTTTGGTGTCATAGCTCAAGAAGTTAAAGCAGCGTTTGAAGCGAACGGTTTGGACGCCGCGCATTACGGCGTGTTTTGCTCAGACACTTGGCACACATTAAACGGTGAAGTAGTTGCAGATAAGACCGTTGGCGCAACTGCGGTTACGCAATTGGGTATCCGCTATGATGAACTGCTTTGCTTTGTGATTGGGGCGATGTAATGTACGAAAAAACAACCGCTGTTGACCACATTGAAATACTAGCTGACCGCGCTGTCGCTGTGGCACAAACTAAGGAACAAATATGACCGTTAATCTCTCAGCGTTTGGCGGCGTCGGCTGGCAATTCTTCGACAACAACGGCGTGCCGCTGACCGGTGGTTTGATCTACACCTACGCTGCGGGCACCACGACACCGCAGGCGACTTACACAACCAGTACGGGAACGATTGCACACGCCAATCCTATCGTGCTGAATTCCGCAGGGCGCGTGCCTGGTGGTGAGATGTGGCTTGTGGCGGGGCTAAATTACAAGTTTGTCTTGCAGACTTCAACGGCAACCACAATTGCCACTTACGACAATATCTATGGTTCTGGTTCGCGGGTTGCGTTTTTAGACAACTTTACCGGAACTGGATCACAAACCAGTTTTACGCTAGCCGCTGCACCGTCAGATGAGAACAACACACAGGTCTACGTCAACGGTGTTTACCAGCAGAAAAACACTTTTTCGTTGAGTAGCGCAACGTTGATATTTTCAACCGCGCCGCCGTACACTTCAACCATTGAAGTCACTTATTTCTGATTGGACCCCGCATGACTGTCACCGTCAAAGTCCTGATCCCGGCCAAGGTCGCCGAGGCCGCGCAGACCACGCAGTACACCGCGACCGGCGTCACCACGCTGATCGACAAACTGACCGCCACGAATTACAGCGCCGTAGCGGCCACGTTGAGCGTCAACCTGGTGACGCTGGCCGACACCGCCGGCAACCAGAACTTGATCGTCAAGACCAAGACCTTGCAGGCCGGCGAAACGTACACCTTCCCTGAGATCGTCGGCGCGGCGCTGGCACCCAGCGGCTTCATCAGCACCATCGCCGGCACGGCCACCTCGATCAACATCCGCGCCAGCGGGCGGGAGATCAGCTAATGGGCGAAATCGTCCAGCTACAAGCGACGGCGCTCGACATGGCCGGTAGCATCGACACGCTTAAAGCTGAAATGCTCAAGCTGGAACAGTTTGAACCTGAAACGAAAAACATTTTCCACGGCGGAATGTACTGCCGCCAGGTGCTGCGCCCGGCGGGCTGCTTGATTGTCGGTAAGGTCCATAAGAAAGAACATTTCTATTTCGTCGTATCCGGCACCATCCTAGTGACCACGGACGAAGGCCCGCAAACCATTACCGGCCCGTACCTGTTATGCAGCACGCCGGGAACGCAACGGGCCGTCTACGCGCAGACGGATGCGTTGTGCATGACGTTCCACCGAACTGATGCTATAACGGTTGAAGATGCTGAGTTGGACTTGGTAGAAGAAGATTTGTCCAGCCCTTTTGGGCCGGGCAATAAAATTAAATCTGCGCCGATAGAGGTGTCGCCATGTCTTTCATAGCCGCCGCATTAATCACTTCCGCCATCGGCGCGGGCGTAGGAATTTACGGCGCTAACAAGGCCGCGTCCGCGCAGAAGAACGCCGCCAACCAGCAAGCACAGACGGCCACAGACACACTGGCCGCGCAGAGGGAGATCCAAGCGCCGTTCACGACCGCGGGGACCGCAGGCGTGAACGAACTTGCCCGGCAGTTGGGCGTGGCTGGCGACAGCGCCTCGGCTGGCTACGGTTCGCTGATGAAACCGTTCGACGCGTCAACCTTCCAAACCGACCCCGGCTATGCGTTCCGGCTGGCCGAAGGTAACAAGGCGCTCGAACACTCGGCGGCGGCGCGGGGCGGCTTGCTGTCCGGCCAAGCTATGAAGGGCGCGATGGACTACGGGCAAAATATGGCGTCGAACGAGTACCAGAACGCTTTTAACCGCTACACGTCCGAACGCGACAACCGCTATAACCAACTGCTCGGCCTGACCAACGTCGGCACCGGCGCGGCGGGTTCGATGACTAGCGCGGCGGGTACGGCGGGGGCCAACACCGCTAACGCGCAAGGCAACGCCGGCGCAGCTACGGCGTCCGGTTACGTTGGCGGGGTGAACGCCATAAACGGTGGGTTGAACAACGTGTCGAGCTACTTCCAGAACAAGCCGTTGAACGACATGCTGACGAATATGTACGCGCGGCCCATTACCAACTATAACCCGCAAAACCTTGCGGGTAGTTCCTCGCAATACGGGTACTGAAGCTATGGCCGACAATAGCATCGCTCTTGGTATTCAACCTATGGCAACGCCGGATTACGCCGGCGCGACCATGAACCGCCTAAACATGATGCAACACTTGCAAGCGCGGGATGAAGAACGGCAACAACGAGCTAACGCTATGGCGCAACAAACGCGCCAGAACGCGCGGCAGGATTTGCTGGATACGAACGCCGCTACTGACCGCGCAACGACGCTAAGCGACCAAGACCTTGCAAGGAAGGCAACGGCAAAAGCGTTGCAAGATGAACTTTTGGGCCGTGACGTTAATGCTATGCGGTTTATGGCCGATCCGACGCAACGCGCGGAATATTATAAAACTCACGTAGCGCCCATTCTTTTAACCCGAGGCATTACGCAAGAACAACTCGATCAAATTACGCCTGAAAGCGTGGCCGCAGGGCAACACCTGGCCAAAAACGATCTTGACCAACTCAGCGCGCAACTTGGCGAAAAGCGCCCCTTGCCGACGTTGCACGAAGCCGGCGGTCGGCTGTACGCGCAAGACCCAGTCACGGGTGCAGTTACGGCGGTGCCGGGCACCACACCAACCGCGCCGGCGGGGTACGTGTACGGCGCGGGCGGTAAATTAGCTTTCATACCCGGTGGCCCTGGCGACCCAAACCAAGCTGGCAACTTAGCTTCTGCTAGGCGAGCGCCGCCTACCGCTGCTGGCGGCGGTAAAAATTCTCCGTGGAGTAAATACTAATGGCTCTGCCCCCACCCCCGGTTGGAACTGTTGAAGAAGGGCATATTTACAAAGGTGGTCCCCCCGGCGATAAAAATTCGTGGGAGCCCGTTGGTAGGGGTTTGTCTTCGGTCAACGCCGCGCCTACGCCACAAGCGCAAACCGATGCGTATAAGACCGACCTAGAACGCATACAAAAAGACCGCGAAGAACTTACTAAGTACAATAGCCAACCCGCCGCGCTTAACCAATTTCTAGCACTCAATAAAAACACCGGCACGGGCGGTTTCGGCATGGCCCCAGAGCCCGGCGGGCTTAACATGTTAAACCCAATAAACTTTCCAGGTATGATAAGGCGCAATCTTCCGGGTGGCGTAAAATATAGTCCTGAACTTCAAACTATGGAAAGCATTACCGTGCCAATGCAAGGCGCAATGCGGCCTCAAGGATCTGGCGCTACGTCGGATTTTGAACAAAAACTTTTTTCAAAAGGCGTACCCGGAATAGATAAACTTGGCCCGGCCAACCAATCAATTATAGCTAACCGCATAGCCGTTATTAACGAACAACAAGATCGGTTAAATTTTAAGGAAAAATATCTGGCAACCCACGGGACGTTAAACGGGGCCGAACAAGAATTTCAAAAATACGTAACCGCAAACCCGTACACTAGGATGGCTAAAGGCGCAAAAGGACAAGACATTGTTGCCTTAGTGCCAGACCATAAGGCATACGGTGCCGCCGCGCCGACTGTAAGTAACTGGAACCATTAGGTAATGGCCCGTACAATTACGGTAACTTTTGGCGACAAAACGCAACACGTCTATCAAGACGTGCCGGATGACGTAAATCCGCAAGATGTTATTAAACGCGCGCAAACCGAATTTAGCAAACCCGTCATTAATGTTGATGGTGGGCGGGCGGCGAAAGCTGCGCCCGCAGCGCCGGCTGCGGAAGATACAGGCTTTCACCCGTTCCGTGACATAGCGGAAGGGTTTACGGAACCGTTCCGTCAAGTTGGGCGAAACTACGCTGATAGCGCCGCCCGCGCCAACGCTACCGCCACCGAACCGTTTAACCCTAGTAGAGCTATTCGCGACTTACCTGGCGGTATTGCCCGCGATGTTCGCAATGTAAGCTCGGTGCTTACCTCCGTTCCCAGCGCCTTAATGGGCGCGGTAACTAACCCTATCGCAGGCGCGGTTACGGCGGCTGGCTTCAGGGGCGTTAGCGGCCCTAGCGTGTCCACCCAAGGCGGGCTTCATGTTGATGCGGGCCGGCCCTTGAACAGGCAAGAAACGCAAGCTGCGCTTAACGCCGAATTGCAAACGGCGGCTTCGGGGGCAAGAGTTCCAGGTAAGCCCCCTGTTGGGATCATTGGCCCCCGTGCGCCCGCCCCGCCCGCAGCTGCGCCAGCGCGGGTGTTAAACGCAGGTGAAAAACAAGCCGCAAAATTAATTCGAGATGCGCTTGGCCCTGATGTCGATAAAGCCTTAGTGATATTGAAAAATACGCCCGAAGGCGTTTTGCCTACCCAAGCGCTTGCGGACGCTGGCATTGACGCCGACACCTATATGGCGCTCGCAAAAGCCGTAGCCAAAAGCCCCAAGGGCGCGCAGACGTTCCGCCGGATTGCGGAAGGCCAAGAAGCCGAACGTGTCAACACCATGAACCGGGTAGCCAGCGGTGCTACAGACACCAACGCCATGCAAGCCATCGACGCTTCCGGGCATAACCTTAACGCCCTGTCGGGGCCAATGCGCGAAAAAAGTTTAGCCCGCGCTAACAGGGGCAACACCGAAATTCCGCCGCTTGAAGCGGAAGCCGCCGCCGCTCGCGATTTAGCCACTATAAAAACGGCGCAAGCTCGGGCGCTTGGCCCGCTGGCACAACGCACGGCTAACGATGTAAACGCGCTTGATGCTGTAGGTCCAGAAATTTACAACTACGAAGCTGTAACCCCGACAACAGAACGCCTTGTGGCTAGTCCCAGCGGCGTGACCCAAGAAGTTATTAACCGGGCTAAAGTTACGGCAGGCCGCGCGGAGGAAGGGCTGTCCAACGCCGCGCAAAGCAGTCTGGCGGCGGGCGAAGCTGCGCGCACGGCAGAAAGCAAACTGGCGGATCTCAAAGCCGCTGACATTGAAAAATTAGACCTTGATAAACTTACGGCACAAATGCGTGCGCGTGTGTCGAAATCGGGCACTGAAACCGCTGCGCGCGACGCTGTTGAAGCTGCGATACAAGAGTTAAAAACGCGTGCAAAATCTACGGGCGGCATCGTCGATGCAAACGACGTATATGAAGTCCGTAAAAATTCTTTGAATGATGAAATCCGCAACCGGCTTAAGAATGAAAAGCCAAAAGTTCTTGATAAACGCGTAGCTGATATATTGTCTAGCCTTCGCCCAATGTTTGATAGCGCGCTTGAAGACGCAGGGGGAAAAGGTTGGACTGATTATCTAAACGTGCACGCATCTGGCGCGCGCAACATTGAACGTCAAAAATTAGGCGCGGAAGCGGGGCGTTTGTACCGCACCAGTAAACCTACGTTTGAAAGACTTGTGGGCGGTAACGCGCCAAAAATAGTCCGCAAAACTATGGGCGGCGGCACATATGACATTGAACAAGCCTTAGCGCCGGATAATCTTCCTTCGCGCCTTCCAGCGATGCAAGAAGTCGCAGGGCAACTTGCGCGCGATAGACGGATAGATGAGCTAGCGACATCAGGTCAATCAGGGGCGCAAGAGCTGCTTAAAAGAGAAGGTGGGTTAGCGCCCGCAGTCCTGCGTAAATTTCTGTTCCTTGGAAGCCCCAAATTGGCGGCTGTCGAAACTTTTGCGTCCACGCTAAATGATATGCGCGTGGCCCCGAAAATCCAAGCGGCCTTAGTCGAAGGGTTTCGCTCAGGTAAAAGCGCGTCTGAATTGCTTGCGTTCGTTCCCTTGCGCGACCGTTTGCGCCTTGCGCCTACATTAACAAACCCTTTATTTTGGACTACCGCCGGCGTAGTGTCGCAGGTCCAACCGAAGAACGCTATGGCGCCCTCCGCGCCGTCTAGTGTAAACGCGATGGGGCAGTAAAGCGTATGGAAGCACAGATCCACCACGTAGACGCGCATCTCAACCTACATGAGGCTGTCTGCGCCGAACGGTACGCAGGCATACAGTTTCGGCTTAAACGTATCGAGTATATGTTTGTAACTGGCGTAGGCGCTATTTTTGTGCTTCTGCTCGGTATCGTTTTGCAGCTAAGCATACACAAATGATCTTCGGGGGCCGGTCAATCAGTCGCATGGCCGGCCTTCACCCGGATCTGAAGAAGGTTATGAACCAAGCCATCCTGGCGACCGATCTAGATTTCACCGTTCTAGAAGGCGTGCGGACGTTGGAGCGCCAGAAGCAGATGGTCGAAAGCGGCGCATCAACCACGCTCAACTCCCGCCACCTAGACGGCCATGCCGTCGATATAGCACCGTTTGTCGGGGGCGAAGTCCGCTGGGACTGGCCCCTGTATTACAAGCTTGCCGGGATCGTAAAGGCTGCGGCCAAGGAAGTCGGCGTCCCGATTGAATGGGGCGGTGACTGGAAGACGTTTAAGGACGGGCCTCACTGGCAACTGCCGTGGGCAAAATATCCATAAGGAGAACTAGCATGGGCTTCCTAAAAGGCAAGAAAACCTACGTCACTGCGTTGCTGACCATCATCGGCGCTGCCGCTGCCTTCGCCACCGGCGACGCAACGGCCATCCAGGCTGTCCAGATGGGCGTCACGGCGCTATTGGCGGCGTTTATTCGTAACGGTATGGGCTAAAGCGCGACGCCGTAGAACTGGTCATTCCAGCCTTCCACGACGCGCATGGTATACTTAGTGGCGTACTTCGGCTTGACGTAGTCAGGCCGAAGGCCGACCAGCGCCCGCTTGCGTAGGGCGATGGCGTGGTCCAGGTATTCCTTGGTGTGGAACCCGTCGCCGGACGCCAGAAGCATCATCGACGTGTTGTAGATCTTGTAGCCCATAATGGGTAAACCGCGCAGCGGCTTGTAGGTGTCAATCTTAACGTACATTAGATGGCCCTTCGTTGTAGATCTCAATGCGTTCGCGCGCGGCGCGCAGGATGCCGTACCGCTGGTGCAGGCGGCGTAGGATGACCGCGCGGCGCGCGCCCTTGCGTTCCGCCGTCAGTAGATCCCATACCTCGGCCTCGGTCAGCGCCGTAAGTCCCGCGCACAGCGTGCGCCAGTTAACCACGTCCATTCAATTCCCCTAAAGCTATGTCGGACACCGCGCGCTTATCGTGCAGCGACGCCCATATTCGTTCGTCAATAGTTTTATTACCAATCAAAACATAACACCAGACATCTTTTGTTTGGCCGCTACGAAGGATGCGCCCCAAGGTCTGTTCGTACAGTTCCAAGGACCAGGGCAGCGAGACGAACACGACCTTGCTGCCGCCGTATTGCAGGTTCAGGCCGTGGCCCGCCGACTTGGGGTGTACCAGCAGCAGTTCGATCTGGCCGGCGTTCCAACGCTCGGTCGCTCGGTCGTCGTCGATGGTCTGCGCGTGCGGGTAGCGGCGTTGTAGCTCGGCCAGTTCTTCCTTGAAGTTGTAAACGATTAAAGTGTTAGCGTGCTGGTTCTCGGTTAGTAATTCGTCCAGCCGGTCGAACTTGTGGCTGCTAAACCAGTGCGCCGTCTTCGTCTGCTTGTACCGGCCATCGTCGATAGGCGCGAACGTCGTGTCGTAGATGAACCCTGACGCCATCTGTTGCAGCTTGCTTGTGACCGCTGCGGCGTTCAGCGCAACGATCTGGTCGTTGCCGAACTCGACCAGGAAGTCGCGTTTCATTTTCTCGTAGGGCTCGCGGTCGTCCAGGTCGCACCGCACCTCGACCGTGTGCAGGGGGGCAGCGT